ATCTTTAATGTTACCGCCGGGAGCGTCGACATCGCGCCACTCCCCAGGCTGTAACGAGACAGCATCGTTTTGTACACGAATGCCTCTCTGTTTAAACCCGGCAGGTAAGTTGGAGAGCGTACCCGCATCTAATAATTGACGAAGAGCAGACGTTGCCGTTCTGCTTAATCCGCCGATCATATGAATGAGTCCAAAGCCATAGAATCCAAGACCTGGCAGAAATCGAAAATGCACAAAGTATTGAATTTTGTTTTTCAATGGATCATCGAGTTTAAAATTTCTTCGAATGGATAAAACTTTTCGCGTAGAATTTTCTATAGTCACAACGTAAGGAATTTTGATTCCCGTCGGTTGACCATCTTGACCTACGTCTTCAAAACCTTCTAAATCTAAATTGACATGACATTCGATCAGGGTGAAAATCTTTTCTTGCCAACCTTTACGAACGCCTTCGAGTTCTCGTTCTTTTTTCCTAAGTTCACTTTCTTCGTTATACGGAACCTGAAGATCAATATTTTTATAGAATCCTGAGACCTGTTGTTTTTTTAAATCATTTTCAGTCGTTTTAATAACATGACAGATGGCTTCCGCATCCTCTAATGAGGTAGCAGAATACGGAACCACTAAGTCATCCGCTTGAACGAACTTTGATACCGCTCGTCCAAGTAAATCGTCATAATATACCTTCTTGAAGGTTGAGCCTGCAAGCGGTAAATAAAATAACATTTGATCAAACTCCGAGTCATATTCTTTCATGACATTACAAATCTGATAATTCATAAAGTCTTTGACTCTTATGGCTTGATCCTGCTTCTCTCTTGTAATCTTTCCTAAAATCTGTGCTCGTACCGGTCCACCTGCGGGAAGCAGTTCTTTATAGGCTCCTGCTTGAAACTGGGTTACGGCTTCAGCGAGTACTGGATGTGTTGCTCCTGCTGCGCCTTGAAACGGTTGTGTTCGGTCTTTATATTGAAATCCTAAAAGGTCTAATCCTTTTGTGTAGGCATCGGCCCACATTCTTCTGGATCTACGATACTCATCGTAATTGGCCCAGAGTTCTGATCCTAGTGGATCTAAAACATTGTCTGGAAGAAGATCGGCAAGATTCGCGTAATGATCTTGTCCACCCGCTTGATTTATTGCTCCCGGTTCAAAGCTAATTTCTGCAGAACCGTCTTCGTTCTTGGTGACCTCAGGTTGCGAGGGACCAGACGCTTGAGACTCAGCTTGAATTTCCATTTGCTGTTGTGGTGACGGGACTTTTAAAGTCTGCTTTACATTCGGTAAAGACTTATCGATTTCTGCCATTTTTCTTCTCCAATCTTACTGGTTTATCTTGTTTTGATTCTTTAATCAAGGCTCTAGGCTCAGGGCCTTTTACAGGAGGAATCTGGCTCCATTTCACGTGCTTCATATTCTTGGTTAAGGTCGGGTTCATTTGATTAAACTCGCTATGCCACCTGTGGCAAACATAGGCGCTTCCTTATCAAACTCTTCTTCTTTTACGACACCTTGTTCTATTAATTCTTTTTGTTCTTCAATGAAAGGTTTACGTCTTTGATAATCTTTATAAGCATCATAAACCGAAGCTGCTGCCGTTGCTGGCCATGCTACTTTAGAAGAAATAAATTTTACAAGCTTGGGACTTAAACCTCCTCTTGCAACAACATGACTTAGAATTTTTGCTTTCCCCGGAATGTTAGCTTTAGAAAATTGGTCTAGCGTTTTCGTTATCCCCCATTCCTTAACTGCCCAATTCCAAAATGCAGCCTGCATCCAAGTGTTAGGGTCGGTTAAATCGTAATCAGGTAATCTTTTTTCTTTAATTGCTTTAACTGTTTCTGGGATGATCTGTGTACCTGGCAATGTAGCCCCAGCTATAACTTTAGTAACAGGTGTCCCTACATATTTTTTTGCCAGTTCCCAAGCTTTGTTAGGTTTAACACTTATTTCTTCTGCCACTAGAGTCCCGGCATCAAATCCTGTACGACCGCCTTCTGTATAAGATTTTGTAGGACTTAAGGTTTTGGCGCGAGTAGAAATTTCATTGAGCCCAAAGCGTTCGCCCATTGTGATCGGTCCCGTTCTATTCCACCAGTCGATATAAGCCATTAGCGTCTCCTAAAAAGGTTAGACACGCCGCCGGTTGCATAGCCTGGGATCAAGCCGCCTTCGGCTTGTTTCGTTCTAGTTGTATCTTTAAAAAGTTTTATAATCTCATCATGACTCATTCCTTTTTCTAGCATTTTCAAAGCTTCTCTCATGGTTTGTTTTACTTCTGCAATTCTTTGAGGATTCGTATCAGCTAAAATGTTTTTTATCAGTCTATCATCAATTCCTGGAAATTCTTTTCTTAATTCTTCTTCTGGAGTAAGAGTTTTAGGATCTGTATACCAAGGACTTCCACTTGCTTTCGCTTTAGCACGTTCCTCAGCTTCATTCATTTTTGCAATTGCTATTCTGTCCTTTTCGTCACCATACGCTCTAATTTCCTCTTCTTCATCAGGATCATAACCACTCGGTCTGTCAGCATCGTCTGCACTTAAAACTCTTTCCAGTTTAGCGTCCATAGACATATACTTATCTAATTTTCCAGTTTTGTATTCATCATACATTTGTCGTTCATAAGCTTTGGCTTCTTCAACTGCGGCATCAAGTTCAGCTACGGTACTGCCGAAATCATGCCAACTCAGTTCACCGCCATGATGTAAGTCTTCCATGTAGTCCTCTATTTCGTCATCTGTTGGTGCTCTATTTTTATTAGCTCTTTTCTCGATATCGCCATCGGTGGTTATAACTTCATCTTCCAAAAGTTTTTGAGATGTACTTCCTTCTGCTTTTTCTTTAGCTACTCTTAGTATTTCTTTAAGTCGAAGTTCTTCACTTGGTGTAGGCTGACGACTATTAGCCACAATAAAATCAATAATCAAATCACCTATTTTAAAAGGTGGTTTTGGATCAGGAAGTTTAGGTGCTTTCTTTTTTTGGGGTACCTTTTTATCTTTGTCTTTTTGACTGAGGGCTAATGCAATTCCACTTACTGCCGCAGGAACTATTGGAAAACCTCCTACACCTGAAAGCATTCCTTCTGAAGTATCAAATGCTGGATTGATATATTTTAAATCCATTGTGGTGCCATCTTGAAAGCCTTGTCGCTGTCGAAAGAGATTTGAGACTCCGCCGGTTGCAAAACCAGGTACACTTCCGCCGTGAGCAAAGTACTCAGGAATTTTCTTGATCCATTCTTCGATGGACATTTTATAAACATCATCGCCTCGATTATAGAGATCTTCCATAATATCGCCGATTTCATTAGTGTTCGTTTGTTGGTGCATACTAATAGAAGTATCTTTACTTTTAGTTTTCTCTAAATATTTTCTAGCAATTCTGCCTTTAACAATCATATCAATCTCTGAAAGTTTAAATCCTTTTTTAGCCAGGTCACTGGTACTTAAATTAGTATATAACTCGGTTTGAATGTCCAGGCGTTCTGTTTTAGGAATTTTATACTCTGGATTAGACATAATCGTCTTTCCTTCACGGTCTACCGTTTCATGCCAGACTTCTTTTCCTTCTTCTCTCATTTTATTCTTTTTAACATCCCATTTATCCCAGAAAGCCGTTCCCTCTTTACGAGTTAAGTCTCCTGTCTTTGGATCTTTAGTAGCACTGAACCGGCCGGTGAATCTACCCACCTTTATTGGGTTTCCTACTTCATCTAAACCCATAATAATAAAAGAATTATTTTCAGGATCTAAAACGGGATATTTCTTTCCATATTTAAGTTCAGAATTTTTTTTCGTGATCACCTTCCGAGCATTCATGAGAGCTGCATTTTCACTGTCATAAAGAGCTTTGATCATATCCGCTTTAGGACCTTCATAAACGGTTCCCTTAATATTAGGATTCTGTGAAATCTCTCGAATTCTTTTTTGAAGATCGTGACTTTTTTTATTAATCTGAGACAACGAAAGCTTTGTTAGATCTTCTTTCTTAGCAATGTCAATTAACCTCTTCATCTCTGCTTGAAGTTTATTAAAAAGTTCAGTTTTTTGTTCTTGTCCTAAATGACTATATTTACCCTGCTGATAAAGCATGAGTTCATTAAGTTCCTCATCAATCTTTTCCATTGCTGGAGTATATTTGGTTTCAGGGACAGTAAGATCTTTATAAACCTTTCGTAGATTTTGACGTTCCACCACCGTAGGTGTCCAGCCTTTGGTAAAATCTTCTTTAGAGGTGTTAAAAGGAGGATACTCTTTCCTATCTTTCCACATCTTTTTAGTTATATCATCATACTTCGCTTTCTCGGTCGTTGCTTTCTCATGGGCCTTTAAAATATTTTTATTGGCCTCGAAGTTAGTTTTCTGTTTCCCATCCAATTTCAATCTTCCTTCTTTAAGAAGATCATCAATCTGTTTAATAGCTGATTTAAACTTAGGCCAATTTTGATTAGCCTTATGCACAAAATTTACTACACTCTTAGCAAATTTTCCTCCTCGAGGAATCATTCCAATAATTTGTGTAATACCGTTAAACTTGTCTGCCATTTTAATAATATTCTCTAGTCATAACTGGTTTCTTCGGGTTTTTATAGTCTTCAGGATGACTAATCCACCCACCTTGTCTAAATCTCATGACCGCCTGAGTCGTACTATCGACCAAGTCATCATGATCACCGTATGGAAAGGAAGCGCATTCTTCAATTACTTCTTGTGCAAACTCCATCTCCAAGGGAGCCCAAATTCGGCCGGACTCAAAAAGAGGTGCGACCGCATTTACTCTACTATGCTTATCATTTCCTTTACTCGGTGTAAAGTTAACAACGGGGATTCCCATGTTTCTCAGTTCAAAGGCCAAAGGAAGTCCTGCCGCCTTAGACTCAATAATGACCGTATCAGGTTCCCAATATTTATAGAGTTCAAGCGCCTTGCGCCTTAATTCTGGAAACTCCATTCTTTCTTTCACAGCATCAACCAGGATTAAATTGTCCGGTGTATCTTCAGACGTGGAAAACACTCCCCACGTTGTAATCGCTGAAAAGTCAGAAGATTCTTTTTTCAAATAAGCGGTATCATAGCTTTGAATGACATGTTTCAATCTTGGCATCTGCGGATCTTTCCATTTACGCCACCAGTCCCTTTTAATAAGGGCTCCTTCTTCCGACGTTGGATTCTGCATGTATTGAGCATTCCATTTGGGTAAAGCTACTGAAGCCTTGACACTTAAGAGCTGCTCCACGTCCCAGTATTCTGGCCACACAGGTTTACCTGAAGGAAGGATGGCAGGAAATTCCACCACATCCCACTGATCAGCTTTGGGTTCTTTTTGAGCGGCTTGTAAAATGCCAGTAAGATCTTTCGTATTCCACCTCGTCATAACGAGGACAATTCTTCCTCCTGGCTGAAGTCTTTGTCGTGGACCGGTTGTGTACCATTCATAAGCTCGTTCCATTGCCTTCTTGGACATGGCGTCTTGCTCAGAATGAGGGTCATCAATAATCAAAAGATCCGCTCCTCTTCCGGTTACGGCTCCCTCGACTCCAACGGCAAAGTACTCGCCTCCCTGATCAGTTTCCCAGCGACCAGCGGCTTTGCTATCTTCCATGAGTCTGGTTGGAAAAACTTTTTTATATTCTTCCGTATCCATTAAGTGTTTGGCTTTACGACCAAAACGTACAGCCAGTTCAGCAGTGTGAGTCGCTTGAATAATTTTTAAATTAGGTGTCTTACCGATCATCCACGCAGGAAGCAAATAGGATGCAAATTCTGATTTCGTATGACGGGGTGGCATATTCACAATCAAACGTTTAATTTCACCCGACGCCAATTGATTAAATTTTTTTGCAATAATTTTATGATGGGACCCCTCTATAAAATCAGGCCACATGTGTTTAACGAATGTGAGAAAGTCCCCTTTAATTTCATTAATTGTTTTCGTGCGACTGAGCACAAGGAGCTTCTTCTTGGCTTTCCGTCTAAGATCAGGAGGTAACTTCTCTATTCTTTTTACAATTTCTTCTAATGTTAAAAAATTTTGCATAATTTTTATATTATGGGACTCAAAACGTATTTACCAGCACTGACTGTCTAAATCAAGCAATATAGTCTAAAGGAGTGGGACCCCTTTTTAGATTAAGTGTTTTAGTGTTTAAGGAATTGTCTTTTTTCGGAATGGACCTGGTACCTCTATCAATCTATATATATATTAATAATAAGCAACAAGTTGCAAGCCACGCGACGCTAGTCGCGTGGCTCTTGAGGACTTAACTCGGTCGAGTTAAATTCTTATCTTGATATTGTTCTTGTGTAATTGGTATGCGTTGACCTAGTAAATCATTAACGAAGTAATGATCAGTTCCATTGCGCCAATCATAATCTTTATACCAAGCATTATCACAATCTAATCTTTTAGGCTCAACTATTTTGCCGAAGTGATTGAGAGCCTGCTCACCAAACTCTCTAAACCAATCATCTTGACAGTTCCCTGAACACGCATTGCCACCAAGATAATAGAAGCTGCTTCTTCTTCTAGTCTGATAATGCTTAGCGCCTTTAGGACCGCGTATGCGGTCCTTGGTTCTATACTCGTGGCATTTAGGACCTTGGCAATATTTCATTAGTCTAACAAAGTCATATAAGCCTTAGCATTTAATCTGCTAAACTTATCTAACCCCTTTTGCATATCCTCATAGTTCCCATCAATCTCATCTTGTTTAACCTTGTCGTATAACTTTGCTTCTTCAAGTGTTAGCATTTCAGATTGACCTGAGTATGGATTTGTTCTTTTTATTTTATCTGTCATTTTTATTCTCCAGGTCTTTTATCTTTTGTTCAAGAGCGATTATTCTTGTTCTATTTTCAAGAATTTTAGGCGAGAGAACATCAAACATATGTCCAATCTCGTGAACTACTTTCGCAATGAGTTCAGTTGTTGGATTGCCCTCATATGCTTTTTTATCTAGTTTAAACATTAGCCATCTCCACTCTAATTGGATTTGTCGCGTGTCTCCATTTGTTGCCATTTTTATTTGGTTCAGCATTTAAATCCCAATAAACAAAAATGTCGTTTCCATCTTTTGAAACAAAGTGTTTACCTGGTGTATCTGTCTTGGGTTTTATCCACGTTGCTTTACGAGTAATAATTTCCTCGTACTTTTTAGCATAGTAAGTGATGAAGAATATATCCTCATCTTTCATTGCTAATATTTGTTTTTTTATACTTTCTTTCATATGTCCTCTTTCTGTTATCTGGGATTAAATCAGATAATCCCAGATATGTCAATACCCTATTTTTGTGCTTGTTCTTCGTATTTTATTCTTGCTAATATTTTATCCTTTCTTGTTTGATTTTTATTCTTCATTGACTTTAACATCTCAGCCGCATTTTTAGGATTGTATAAAGCTAAACCAGTAGAGTTAGTTCTAATGATTTCTGCCTCATCTAAAGCTAGTCCACTTTCTTTTGAGAACTCTAA